CTTCCATCTTTATTTCTGCTTTTCTCATGTACCAGTAAGATCTCTGAGATCTCTGAAACTGAGTCTAAACACACGCTATCAAGGATAGTTCGCCAGATGCTAGAGCGGCATACACCTCTCTTAGATCATCATAGTTCTTAACCTCAATAGCTGACACATTAGGTGCATCTTTAATAGAAAGCAATCCAGCCTCCGCACTTATGACTAATACGTTGCCAGGCATACTCTTTGTAGCGTATGTTTTTCCAGCTCCCGCTTGACCATAAATGAGCAGTTTTGCTCCTTGTTGATCCACCAATTTATCTGGTGTCTTTATCTTATCTTTTAAGCTCATAATCTACCCTCCTTATATATGTGTAAAAATGAACTTGCTAATTATAACCCGTGAAACTACAATATGTAAATCATATTATTTAGGAGATGTATATGAAAAAACAAATAGACACAACTTGGCTTGCAAATTACTATTTCAGGACCAAGACAATTGCAACAAAAAAACTGAAGGAGCTAGACACTATGGGCGTACAACCTAATCATAAAGAAAGAAAAATAGATCACTACACATTACCTGTTTATATTAAATTTTTAGGATATAAAAAAGCCGCAGAGGATTTTAAATGCTCAGAGGCAACTTGTAAGTCTTGGAGATATGGATATAGACAACCATCTATAGCGCAAGCTAAACAAATAATAAGGGCAACAGAAGGAAGATTAGACTTTGAATCAATATATGGTCTAGTATCTGATATTTTAGAAGACCAGGAATAGCATGTTCCAGCTCAATATTACCGAGGATGACTCGTCCTTGGATATTGCTCTGGCTTATTATGATGATGGATATAATGTAGTACCGTTACAAAGATCTAATAAAAAACCACCACCATTTTTAAAAGGCTGGGAACAATATAAGGAAGCAAGACCTGAAAGGGAACTTGTAGAGTCTTGGTTTAAAGATAGGGATAATCTAGTTGTAGCTTTAATCTGTGGCAAATTTGTTGTAGTTGACGCAGATTCTCCTGAAGCTATGGATTGGGTAGAAAAGAACCTACCAGCTTGCCCGTATAAAGTAATTACTGGCAAGGGTATGCATTACTACTATAACAACCCAGAGAATTACACCACGTTTGCTACAAGGCGAACTAACACAACTCCTATTGAAAGATTAATAGATATTAGAGGGGTAGGTGGTCTTATTATTGCACCATATAACCGTCATGCTAATGGTCAGGTATATAAACCTGTAATGATTCCAGATTGGAAGATCTATGACTATACAGATCTACCAGACTTTACCGAAAAAGAATACTTACAGATAACAGGTGTACCTAAAGTTGAAAGCAGTAAACAAACGGCACCCTTCTCATTAGACGGCGTATTAGAAGGATCCAGGAATGATGGGGCCGCTAGGATAGCTGGATACCTTATATCTAAAAGTGTAAACCTAGAGTTTGTCAGGGTATTTCTACAAAACTGGAACAAGAATAATAATCCACCATTACCGCAGAAGGAGATTGATTCTGTAGTAGATAATGTAAAAAGGACACATGACCGTAAGAATCAGATAGCTCCTTTGTTTACACAATCAACTGAAAACATCAAACGACCAGACGATCTTTTCTCACCTCCTGGTTTACTAAAGAACATGTTTGATTTCTGCGAGGATATTGCACAAGTGCCGCAACCTGAATTATCTTTGGTAGGTGCTTTGGCATTAGCTAGTGTGACCTGTGGACGTTTATACAGAACGAACATGAACAACTTTTCTAGCATGTACTTTATGGGTGTTGCTAAATCAGGACAAGGCAAGGAAAACATAAAGACATTTATTGAATCTGTATTGAATGCATCTGATCAAGAAAAGTTAGTAGTAGGTGATGGATATACATCTAGCGGAGCCGTACATTCTGTTTTAAAGATTAGACCTACTCAAATAACGATTATGGACGAGTTTGGTAAACGATTAGAGGCTATTAGTAACGCAGGCAATACAAACAAAGAAGATGGCATACAAACGCTTATGGAGGCTTGGGGAAGGTGCCACGGGACTTTACGACCCGATAACTACTCTTTAATGGCCGTACAGGAGGAATATAAAGAGAAAATGATGAATAGGGTTACATATAAGCCAGCTATAACGTTAGTTGGATTGTCTGTACCTAAGAACTTCTACGGCGCTTTAAATAGCGGAAGGATAGCAGACGGCTTCTTAAACCGCTTCGTTGTGGTTGAATCTAACGAACCAAGACGTGTTGGAGATCTAAAAAGATACACAGAGCCGCCAACAAACGTAGTCAACTGGGTAAATTATGTACGCAGACTCAAAGGAAATTTATCTGATGCTGCAAGAGATAACGCAGAGCTAGATATAAATCAGACCGTATTAGAGTTTGATAGACAATCAGAAGAGTTATTACAAGACTTTGCAAGAGAGATAATTAAAAGACAAGACGTATTAGAAAAAGATAATTTGGAACCACTACTTAGTAGATCTAAAGAAAAGGCTATGAGGTTAGCTTTGCTTTGTACCTTGGCTTCTAGTGCTGATTCTAAGAAGATAACCGCAGACGTAACTAAATGGGCTATAGATTACATTAGATACTATGACCTTATGTTTATAGAAGCTTGTAGGGATAAGGTGGCTAGTTCTGCTACAGAGTCTAAGATTAAACAAGTCTTGTCATTTATTAGATCTAGGAATGGAGAGGGTATATCTAAAAGAGAAGTAGATAGACACGAACTATTTAGAAGTATGAAGTCATATGAAGTTAAAGAGATTATAGAACGGCTCAAGAACGCTGGGGAGATCCAGGAGATAGAAATCAAAGTTGGAGGTAAAGGTAGACCAACTAAAAGATTGGTTGCCGTTGACTCTAACTTCTTTGAGGAGTGAACATGAAAACACCATCATTTGAATCAATAGACGATCAAAAGAGAGAGGAGAGGGTAGCTGGATTTTTAGAAGGTCTTTGGGGGGTTAGTTGTCATAAGTTACCAGTTAGTTATTCACTAGATTATTGGATAGAGTCAATAGAAAAAAGTTATTGGTGTGAGGTTAAATGCCGTACCTTTGCTTTTGATAAGTACGACACTTTAATTATATCCACAAAGAAATTTAGAAAAGGATCTTCGTTTGCATTAGCAACCGGAGTACCGTTTATTATTGTTTATGCTATGACTGACGGTCTATACATGCACGAATGGAAAGAAGGACATGTATATGACGTAAGAATGAATGTAAGTGACAACCCCACATATGATGAGGATAACGAACCTTACATACATATACCGCAAGAAGATTGGGTGTGTTTGTCAGATAAGCCTTTAGGAATGGACCGTAACGAAATAGGTTTCTAACCTAACCTAGAAGGTCTACCAAATAACTGTTCGTCTAGTGCTAACCTGTCTTGTGATAAAGGACTTGTAGTTGGCATTTGAGTTCCTGATACATCAGGTAAAGGAATACTGGGAGTTGGAGCCTGTGTAGTTCTTAAAGATTGTTGTGCTTGACCTGCTGCGTCTTGTGCTTTTTCGGTAGTTGATCTTATTAATTTTCTAATTTGATCTGTGAAACCTTCTTCTTCTGCTTCATTAACTGCTTCTTCTGCAATCTTTTCTGTTTCAGATCCTATGATTTCTGCTTCACCATTTATGTATCTTACACCAGCCAAACCTGCTGCTCTTCTGGCCATTTGAATAGCTTGACTTATAGATCCTTTGTCTGTTTTTAACATCAGACCAACAAATCCTGGAGAAGAAAACAACTGCCTCATAACGGCCAAACCAGCTAAAGTAGGCAAAGTTGCTAACGGGGCAAACACTATACCTGCTGCTATACCGGCTGCTACTAATCCACCAGCAGCTCCACCTCTTCCAATTTCACCAACCGTTGATAGATCTATATATCTTTGAAAGTCTTTCAATCCCTGTGTAACTTCTTTACCAAACATAGCTTCTAAAGTTTCATCACCATAAGTATCAAGGGCAGACTTTAACTGACCTGGTTTAAATATATCTGTTATGTTGCCTTTGCCGTTGTAATTAAAATCAATAGATTTAGATAGTAGTTTTT